TGATATTGAATCTTCAAAATTAAGTAATGAACCTGCTATCTTATCAGCTTGTTCTAAATTAATACCAAATTCTTTAGCTTTAACTGCTGCTTCAGCTAATCCTTTTGCTCCACCACTAATAGATAATTTAATAGAATTAGAAACAGTAGCTGATTCTTTCATTAATTGTTTAACATTAATAGATAAACCTTTTTGTTTTGCTAAAGCTTCAGCTCCACCTAAAAATTCTTCAGATGTTTGTTTAACAGATTTACCTGTTACTAAAGACATTTTATACATCCCAGCTAATTCTTCATTAGTAAATCCGGCTTGTTCTCTTAATTTAGTAAAAGTAACTAAATCTTCTTTATTTAATCTAGCATTAGAACCTAAAGCTTGACCTACCGCAACCATAGATTCTTGTAAACCTTTTGTATTTACAGCAGTATCTCCAGTTAAATTAGCTATATCAGTTAGTTCTCCTCTTAAATTTGCTGCTTCCTCATAAGTTATATTGAAATTTTTAGCTAAATCACCAACAGATTTATCTACATCTCTTATAATTGAAACGAATTGAGTAAAGAGAAATAATGCTATATTTGCTGGGTTAAGGACAGATGTAAAAAATTGGGTTTTTAGATTAGATAATCCAGCTTGTAATCCTTTTAATCCACTATTTGTTTGAGTAGTAGCATTTTGAGCTGCTTCTAATGCATCTTTAGTATTAATTAAATCTCCTATTATTGGAATTTTACCTATACCTTTTAATACTCCACTGAATATTCCTAATTTATTATCTATATCTTTATATTTTTTCTCGATTTGAGATGCAAGATCTAATTGATTAGTTAATAAACTATTTTGTACCGTATATGCTTCATTTAATTCAGAGACTGCTTTTTCCTTTTCAATTTCAGTTATTAAACCTTGTCTTGATAAAATATCAAGATTTCTTTCTACTGCTAATCTTTTGTTGGCTAATTTTTCAATATCTCTTTGAATATCTCTTACTTTAGCAGTTCCGTCATATATTTTTTGAGTATTTTTTAAGAAAGTAGATGAATCTTTTGCAATATTAGATATACTTCTGGTTAGATTTTTTGAAAATATTTTAGAAACACCTTCAGATTCATCTTTTATATCTTCAATAGTATCTTTAATAGAAGAAGATAACCTATCAGCTATACTGATAAGTTGTTCTTCTAAGAAACTTAATTCTTTATTTACGTCTTCTATTCTTTTCTTAGGATCTTCAGCCATTATAAATATTATATATTATAAATATTAATAATCTATAATTTTATTTATAGTTGGAAATTTTTCGTTTGGTGGGAGCAGATTTTGGAGAAACACTTCTCCAATTTTCTTTGTTAACATTACCAGATGGGTCTATTAAAGTAGATTTATTATTACCTGTTAAATTATTAGAATCATTGGCTTCTTTTTCTTTTAAATAATGTTCATTTATTTTATTAAAAGTAAATAATCTAAGCCATCTAGGCATGTTATATATAGTATTCCAATCATATCCTCCTTTACCATGAAATACTATTTCGTGGATTTGAGTAAATAAATTAGCTCTTACTATTGGGGCTATTTCAGGAGATATTCCAAAAAATGCTAATTGGTTTCTAAGTTTTTCATTAATTTCCATCATTAACAAATTTAAATGTATATCCCTTAATTTGTTTATATATTCCTCTACATACTTTTATAATTGAAGAAGGAGCAATATTTAATTTTTTTGAAGCTTGATGAGTACTTTTATATATTATATTATTTTCTAGACATATTATAGAATATTTAAATCTACTATTACTCATATTATCAGTATGTTCCTGAGAGAATTTCATGCCCAATCTTGCTTTACTTATATTTATTTTATGAGATTGGGATTTACATTTACCTAGAGAAGATTTACTCATTTTCTTTTTACTTTCTTCACTGTATATTCCTCTTTTCTCTCCTAGTTTCAGATTTAATCCAGTTTTAGGATTTAAAACATCAAAATGTGTTCCCCAATATATTTCTCTTTCATTTAATTGTTCCAAAGAACATTCTTCAACTATTTCAAATATATGATTTTCAAAACCATATTTTTTAAGGGAATTATATAATTTAGTTTGAGTTGAACAATTACCATTTATATAATGATTTAACCTATTGGATAAAATATTTTTACTTTGTCCTATATAAATTTTACCTGAGGGGGATATGATTTTATAAATTCCTATAATATAAATATTATTCATTATAAATTAAAAATCTGGCCAGAAGAATTTTATGCCGATAGGAATGTCAACGCTTGTTGAATTTCCTTCGGGAAAAAAAGTTAAATCTACATCTGGTTGATTTTCTTTTATGTGTTTTCTTAATTCTCTTGAATCTCGGGCGAGTAAATTATTATCCACAAATTCTCGAATATATTTAATTTCCCTATTTCCTTCAACTGAAGTTATCATGTATTTTAAACGCGTGGAAAGTTCTGCAGATGAATTTTTATTAATTTTTTTAAGGCCTTCCAATTCTGTTTGAATGTTTTGCTCATCTCCATGAGTTAAAATTTTATAAGTGATGTTTGTATTTATAGATGGTAAGGTAAAATTAAACTCGTTAACTCCTTTATTTTTAATACTAAATGGTTTATTATCTAATGTAGTTAAATCTATATTATATTCATTTCCATCATAAGTAAAACTATAATCTTTACCATATCCTAAAATTCTTGCAGCAACCATTATTGCATTTTTATCTCCAACTATTAAGTCGTTATAATTAATTTTAGAAATAATAAGTGATTGTAATAATTTATCTAATACTATACCTTTTTGTATATAAGATTGATTAGTAAGAATATCTTCTTCTCTAGCAGTCATATATTTCATTTCGATTGTACCACTAGATAATGGATTTGAATCTGGATAAATTAGTCCTTTTGAGGGTAATTCTATAATTTCGGTTGGGGTTTTGTTTTCCATAAATTTTATTGATGTAACTTATTATTATCAAATATAAATATAATGAGGATAAAGGAGCTCACCAAATTTAGGTGAGCTCTTTTTTAAGTGTTTCTATAATTTGTTGTGGGTTTTTAATAATATCTGTTTCCCAAAATCTAAGTAATTTAAAACCATTATCTTGAGCCCATTGATTTTTAATTTTATCGCGTTTAAGGTTTTTATTTTGACTATCATATTTTGGTTCTGGGAATTTACCATCTGGGTTGCAATGCCAAAAATCCCCATCTACTTCTATTATAGTATTTTTTAATGGTATATAAAAATCATAGAAAGCTTTAATATCTTTAGCATAAAACCATTGGATATATTCTATTTTTAAATTATTCAGTATTAAAGTAAATTCTTTTTCTAATTTAGAAGTGTGGTTTTGATCTGTTTCTAATATTCTTTCAATAGCAGATTCACTCATTTTTTCTTTAGTGTTTTTTGAGTGTTTTCTTCCTAATCCAAATCCTTTTGGTTTTGGTTTGGGAATACCTTTAGCACCTTTAGATATATTCTTACCTAATTCGGGATTTTTTCTATTTTCTCTTATAGCATTCAATACATGATTATATTCACCAGAGATAAATTTAGCTTTACGTGTTGATTTAATTTTTTCTACCCTTTTTGGGTTTTTAGGATCTCCAAAGTAATTTTTATTTACTCGAGTTTGATGACCTCGTTTAAATTTTCCAAAATCTTTTGAGTTATAATCATAAACTGTTTTTTCTCCACAACCACATCCACAGATTGGGTGAGTCCCATTGTATTTTTCTTGAATTAATTTTTCTTCATTTTTCATAATATTAAATAAAAATGTCCGATAATAAATATCGGACATTCTTGTAAAATTGTGGGGTAAACGACTGTATTCTCAAAAATTGAGGATGCAATAATCCATTCCTAAATTAACTGTTAATTCCTGAGCAGCATTTTCATCATCCCAACTGTAATCGCCAAATTTAGCAGATTTAATAAATGCACCTTTGATAATCCATTCAGATACTATATCACCTACAGGACCTAAAACGTTGATAGTAACATCTTTCTTATAGAAATCTGAATAACCATCACGACCAGTAACAGATTCATGGTGTAAACGCACCCATTCCATTACTGATTGAGCACCTGATGGAGTGATAGGATCAAATAAAGTCATTTCAATATCATCCCATACGGCTTTACCTTTAATTTTACGATAAACATTGATATGATTTAATTTAATTTCATCCATAGTTACTCCTACAGAGCTAATTTTCTTTATTGTATATGAAGGAATCCCATCTACATACATAATGAAACGATTTTTAACTTTTGGTTCAAAAGCTGTAAAAAATATTTCGTTTGGATCTAATATTGCCATTTTTTTATTCTTGTTTTATTTATTTATAAATATTTAAATTTTTAAAAAACTCCCCTATTTTTTATAGGGAAGTTCTTTTTAATTTATTATGCTGGGAATGTTGCACCAGTTGGAGTAACATTAAAATCTAAATATATAAATTCAGCTGTTTTTGTTGGTTGTAAATATATCTGACCTCTTAATTCATTTCTATCAATTACATCTGGAGTGTTGTTTGTATCATCCATTACCACTTTAAATGCATATAATCCTTGACGTTGTTGAACACTTGTTAAATATGGATTAACTTGTGATAAGAATTGATTTCTAGTTGCAATAGTATTTTGTTCAAATACCAAATTGTTAGAAATTTGAGAAATATATGATTTCAATGAAATTAATAAACGTCTAACATTTACTCTATCTAATGCTGATGCTCTAGTTTGTAATGTTTTTTGTCCGTATACTACAACACCAGTTCCTGGGAATGTAGCTATTGGATTTACTTTTCCAGTATATAAAGTATCTCTATTTGCTTGAGATAATTTTTGTTCAGGTCTTACTACAGTAGATAATCCACCTCTATTAATACCTGCTGGTGCAAACCAAGGTTCTGAAACAGAATCATTATATGCATATACTCCTGCTACCATAGTAGAAGCTGGAACCCAAACTAAATCACCTGTTGAAGGTTCTATTATTTGACACCATGGCCAATATGCTGCTCCATATGAAGTATTTCTAGATGCTGCTTGAGAAACAACATTTGAAACAGTTGAACCATATCCTACTGGATCTATAATGAAAATATTGTCTCCTCTATTTTGAGTATTAGTGATAAGTTCAGTTATTTGACTTACATGACCTGCAAATGAATCTACCAATCCAGGAGTTAATAGAATATTAAATTGATAATCATCTTTATTAGATAATAAATCAACCATATTATCGTAACATCCACCTGTTAATCCTTGAGAATCTGTTGTTGAAATTTCGTTATAAAATTTAGCTCCATTTCTTATTGTTCCTATTGCACCACCAAATGAACCGCTTGAGTTAACTGGAAGTGAACCAGTGTATTGATTTTTAGCAACTCCATTATTGTCAAAATAATTTGGTGTTGTAAAATTCACTTGTTTTACTCTAACAAAATTAGATCTATTAGCATAAGAACCACTAATTTCCATTTGGATATTAGTTGAGTTATAATTTTCAACTTGATCTCCTATTACACGAGCTATATAATTAGATGAAAGTGGATCTAAATTTAATCCTGACCAAGTTTCTAATATTACTGGTTGTAATGAAGTATCATCACCTCTTCTAACTAATAAATCAAATGTTCCTGAGGAAGTATTTTGGTTAACTATTTGCCATCTAACATTATCTGCTGAACCACTAGGTAAAGCATTATTAGAAATTTCGGTAGAAGTACTATTCATTATAATACCTTCAGAAAGTGTTTCTAATACAAATGGAGATAATCCTGTTGTAGGACCTCCTGAACCTGTTGGGATTAAAGAACTAGTAGCAGATGAATAAGACCCTGTTACTACTCTTGATACTAATAAAGATGTTCCACCATTTACAAAATAATTGTAAGCAGCTATGGAAGTAAAATATGAATATGTTCTACTATCATTAGTACTTCCACTTATAAAAGTAGTACCAAATAAATTAACATATTCATTGTATGTGGTTACTACTGTTGGGGTTTCAACTGGACCTTTAACAGTTGGTCCAATAATTGCTGCTCCTACAGTAACAGGTCTTTTAGTAATAAAAGAAGAATCATTCTCTCTTGCTAAAACGCCAGGTGATATTAAAGTTTCTGCCATTGTTATTTTTATTTAATTTTATTATAAATATGGCAGAACTTATCAAAGATATTAGTTACTAGTAAACTCTCCTTTTTCAAGATTTATAGTTCCATCACCATATTTTTGTTGGAGGGATTGACCTATTTGAGTTTCTTCTTGAATTAATTGAGATAATTCTGAATGGAGTTTTTCTTTTTGTAGTTTAAGTTCTTGAATATTTAATTCAATTGCTCCAAATTTTCCAGTTAATGAAAAACGTTTTTCTTGGATTAATTTTAATAATTGGATTTCTTCTTGTGTTAAAACTTTTGTTGTCATAAATTTTATTTAATTTAACTATTTAAATCATTTATATTTTTTACTATTTTCTCTTCTACTACTATTTTAACTACATCTGGAATTTTCTTTAATGCAGTCATATCTTTCTGAATTACATCTGGGATAATATAACCATTTAACTTTATATTAAAAGTGCTACTTACTAATCTTTCGTCTTTTTCTGCTAATTCTGCTTTTATAGAAAATGAATCAATCATTGCTCTAAATTGGAATTTTGATGGATCGCCCCAATATGAATCAGATGCATATTCAATTGCTTCAACAATTTTATTTAATTGATCCATGTAATAAGTATTGACAGCACAGCTATATGTTAATGTAATATAATCTGGTACTACTACAGCATAATTAACTCTTTCTGGAACTATCCCATTTAATACATTGAAATTATCATATGAGTTTTTAGGACTATATTTTTTTCTATGGATAGAAACATTGTGAGGATTATTAGCGTCTAATTTATTAGTAATAGATCTAACCTTTTCAATATTGTCTCTTTTAAACATAATAATAGGCATCATTATCTTTCCTTGAGCATCTCTATAATATCCATCCTTTTGAAATGATTTCCATTTTTCAGGAGAACCATATATAATTGGAACGGATATTCTTTGGTCATTTTGTATTACAAATGGTTTTATAATATTTTGAAAATAATACAATAATGATTCATCTATATCTTGGATTCCTATTGAAAATGGTTTAGTAGAATCCCCATTAAATGAAATTTGATTTCCTCTATTAATGTTATTAGAATAATTTGGATTTCCTACTTCAGAATCAAAAGCTTGATGTTGTTCAATACTTATTTCTTTTTGGGATTTAGGAATTGGAGTTCTACTATTTTTAGCCATTATAATCTTGTTTTAATAATATTAACTCTATCTGCTGGTATATAATGACATTCACAAATTACAGAAACATTATATCCGAAATTTTCTAACCCTGGATTGATTGGATTTGTACTATATGGGTAGTCAGGGTCTTTACCTGCAAAATATTGGTTTGTATTTGTATTATCTACTTCAAAGTAACTTTCTTGATATAATATAATATCTCCTACTTCAGGATGCAAATTAGCATCTACCAAATCATCTCTTAAAAATGCAAAAGTTACTGGCCAAGAGAAATCTACTCCTAAATCACTTACTGGGCTTGAGTTATCTCCAACTGTGATTAAAGCATAAAATAAAGTTGGACCATCATAAAATTTTCCTTGAGGTGCTTCACCATATATATTTACTTCTGTTTCATTTAATTTATATTTGTAAAAAGCGCATTGTTGAGAAATTACATTTCCCATTACTTCACGATTAATTCTTCTTACGAATGATGAATCTCTTGCTGAGCCAAATAGTGCCATATTCTTATCCTATATAAATTTGCATTGGACTTTTTGAAAGTTCATTCATTGTTGAATCACCTTCATCTTTTTTTCTTTCTAATAATGCTTTACGAGATGTTTCATCTAAATATGCTCTTAATCTTTCAATTAAACTTTGTTTTTCTGAAGTAGCAGCCGTAATTAAATCAGATTGGTTAAGAGATATTTCTCTTCCTGGAATTGGAATTGTTGATTGATATTTACCTCTAACATATCCTAATATTTCTTTACTTAAAGCTAAAGTATATTCAAATATCCATTGTCTTCCTATTGAATTAATTTGTGAATAAACTGGATTTGTGAAATTAACATTAGAAACATTAGTTACAGATGTTGGTGCTTGTGAAATTGCACTGTTTAATCTTTCTTCAACATTAATATATTGAAACCAAATATTATCTCCATCACTAGTTGGGATTGGGAATATTTTTAATTTATTATCAATTAATTCAAATGAATATGAAGGTAAAGCAACATCATTTTGCATTTCAACAGCTTGGGCTGTTTGAATTAATAAACTTGTTGGATACATCATAAATCCAGTAGAACCAAATAATCCATATGAACCAACAGAAGGAACTCCTCCTAAACCTGAGAATAAATTTAATTGGTATACTTGATTTATTGCTGGTATAGGTTGATAAAACATTCTTTTTATTTCTATACCTCCAGTTATATTATTATTTAGAGCCCATTGACCCAAGTCATAATCTTGAATAGATGCTGTTGATGATATAGATCCACTATACCAAGTAACATTTCCTCCTACTCCTGCTTCTGCTCCATATTGTTGAGAAATTTTTATGACTGTAGCCATTGTAGGTGTTACAATAGCATGATTTAAATTTGATGAGGTTGAAGCACCCATCACATTTAACATATTATCTCTTACTTGAAATGCATATAATTCATTTCCATATGTAGTAACTGCTTCTTCAAATGCTGCATAGAAATTTATGTCTTGAAGTTCAACATCCATTATTGGAAATCCTAATCTTCTAGCACAAAAAGTAGTTACTTTGTCTGCATCTGTTTGAAATTGATAGTCATTATCATAAAATCCAAAAGGAGTATTTCCTGGGAAGAATGAGCTTGAACCTGGATATATAGGGATATTCATTATTTATATTTTATTATAAATATGGAAAAATATTAAATAAAATTAATTTATAGAAATACTAGTTATAGTAGATAATTTAGGTGGTAATGGATTTATATTATTACAATTTGAAATCGTACCATTATAAACCCAAATTGTTGACCCATTACTTGCATCAATATCAGTAAAATCACAATTCGCCAAAAATTGAGTTGCTGAATTTGATAAAGTTAATTTTGCTTTTGTTCCTGGTGTTCCACTAACTATTGAACCTCTACCGCCACTCCATCCAGCTATTATACTAAGCGCTCCAGTGACAAAATATTCCACACCTGCTGCAAGTGTAATTTTTCTTGCTGTTGATGTTGAATTGTCTGTTAATGTAGTGCAAGTGAAACCATGTGTGCCAGCAAAAATAAATCCGCTTGCCAATGAGTATTGAATGTCTTGTGTAATTGTTAGTAAGCTTGTTAATGTGCAAATTGCGGCTGCATTTGTTAATAGTCTTGCAATAGGCATTCCAGCAAGATTGAGAGTGCAATTACCTCCAATAGCGAATCCATTTCCACCTCCATTCCAAGTTCCTGATGTATAAGTCCAAGTTCCACCTCCTATGTTAACATTTGAAGTTTGATTTATTTGATTAGTAGCTTCTATAATTACATTGTTTTTAATTGCTCCAGTCATACTTATTGTAAGGGATGCAGATGTAGCAACAAGTCTAATTGTTGAAGTACCCTGAATCGTTCTGCCTGCAGTTGTTGTAAATGTTGTTGCTCCACCTTTTAAATATAAATCACTTCCATCAATGTTTACTATACCTGACATATTATTATGAAGTACAGCACCACATTTAAAATCTCCGTTCAATGTTATTGTACCACCAGAAGGGAAACCTATTATGATTTGTAGCGGCCCATAAATTTCTTGTCCATTTGAAGTTATAGTACTACTTCCAAGAAAAGTAAAACCTGAAGTTCCTGTTATTGTCATACCAGCACCAAAGGTTATATTTCCACCAGTTAATCTTATTGTTTGATTAAAACCTAATGTACCACCAAATGTATTGAAATCTATTGATAATACATCCAATACTGCATTTACATTTACGGTTCCTACACCACTATTATTATCGAATATTGCATCATCTGTTAATACAGGAACAGATGCACCACTTGGTCCACCACTTGATGTACTCCAATTTGTTGTACTATTTGTATTTCCTGTTCCACCAGTTACCCAATATCTTGCTGCCATAACTTATATAAATTTATTAGTTATTAATTCTAATCTAGCCCAAATACATAAAGATGAAGTAGTAACATTAAACCCCATTATATATCCATTGTCAAAAGATGATGTCCAATTGGTTAAGTTAGTACTTGATGTTATAAAACTTGATGTTATAAATGGTCTTTGTGTATCTGTAATTGTATTTGAACCTGTTGGGAATGATGTTTGAGATGAAGTAACCCATACATCAATTTCCAAAGCACCTGTAGGACTACACATTAAATTATATCCTACGATACTTCCTGAATAAGATAATCTTGTATAATTTTTTTGTCCTGTTGTTATTACTCCTCCTTGTCCGTCTAAAATTAATACTATAGAACCTGTATTGTTACTAGTTGCGACATTTCCTCCTCCACTCGAGTTCATAGCATAACTTGCGGTTAAAGCATAACTTGAACTTATAGCCCAAGATGAAGTTCCTTGTAAAGAACCAGTAATATTACCCTCAATACTTCCTGTAACTATTAAACTACCTGAGAGAGTAGTATTACCTACTAATGTATTATTTCCAAATTGGTATATTGAGCCTGAAATATAAACTGAACCACTGAAGATAGCAGGACCTATATTTTTAAAAGTATTAGAACCACTTATTGTTAAAGATCCTGTTATTTCAATACTACTAGTAGTATTCCAAGTGGTTCCACCAACATATGTAAATGGGGCTGAAGATCCAGATGGACCTTGACTACCAGATAGACCAGGATCACCACCTCCTCCAATAGGACCTGTTAATACTTGAATAACAGAAGTTATGGGTTCAGTAATATTAACCTCAGTACAACAATTATTATTAGTTACAGTGATAGAATTATTATTATCCTGTAGAATTACTTGGTTGTTGTTTGGAATAATATTTGTTGGCCCTATACAATTATTGTCTACCATTATCTTGTTACTTCTTTAGATAATTTTATTTGTCCTTCTAAAATTCTTGTTACTATACTTCCTGAATGGATTTCTAAATCATATACTCCTGAATCAAAATCTAGTAATGATGATGATATAGCTGAAATGAATATTCCTATTGAGCCTGAGGTAGGGGGTGTTGAATTGTTGGATCCACTAAAATTTAATCCTGTTCCATCCGCTTGAAGAGAACTACTTAAAGTAATATATACTGTAGATGAAGGTTGAGTAGGACGTATTTGCATTCTTCCTCCATAAGATGAAAGATCTATAGGATTCCCTGAGGAATCTTTGTATTGAAGTTCTAAATTTAAAGTTGAACCTTGTTCTATTAAAAATGAATATCTCCCTGCAGCCATAAAATATATTTTGTTATAAATATTATAAGAGAGAAAAAAAGTTATCCGTGGTTAGGATAACTTTCAACATTACTAATTTTGCAGAATTAATAATGTACGATTAAACCAATGATTAATCTCGAAATTCTTCATATGTTTTTAATATATCCTCTACAATTTCATGTCTATGATTTTTCTTTAAATTAACTATTTTTACTCCTTTAATTCTTTCTTCTAAACGAGGGAAGAATCCAATACCTGAATCTTTTTTGCTTTTTAAATCTACTTGAGCTAAATCTCCACAAAATACCATTTTACCTCCTCTACCTAAACGACCTAACATCATTTCAGTTTGGGTTGTTTGAATTAATAAACTTGTTGGATACATCATAAATCCAGTAGAACCAAATAATCCATATGAACCAACAGAAGGAACTCCTCCTAAACCTGAGAATAAATTTAATTGGTATACTTGATTT